GGCGTGACGTTATCGGTCACTTGGATGATTTCAGCACCCGGGTTGTGATGCCTGATGGATGCCACCATAGCGGTTGGCATCGTTAAATCAGGGCCAACGTGGAAGAACACGAAGGTTGACATAAGGAGAAAATACCATGTTAAAAATGAATCGGAAACGTTTAAGCCGAGTAATCTGGGAAACTATTTTTGACCACACGACAAGCCACGCCAAAATCCCGTGGGTAGAACAGCTGAATATGCTGAACGCCCTGATCCCGACCGCACAGGCACCGACCGGTAGCATTAACCTTGCAAACTTCTGGTGTTTGTACTCGGTTGCACAGCTGTTCAAGCCAAAAGTAGTAGCGGAAGTTGGCACCTATATCGGCAAATCCACCCTTGCTCTTGTTGCCTCGGGAGCCGAGGTGCATACCTGCGATAGCAGCAACGACATCAAGCTGCCGTTCAAGGTTAACCAGTACCCAATGAAAACAAGCGGTGAGATGTTTGAAGAAATGATTAAGCAGAAAATACGCGCTGACTTCATATTCCTAGACGGAAGGTTGCCGCCACGGGATGGTCGGCTGATTGGTGAGTTAGCCCACGCCAATACGGTTGTGGCGCTAGATGATTTTGAAGGGGTTGAAAAAGGCGTGGCGAACGCACAGCTTTTTACCTACCAAGGCGCGGTGCTGGTGTACCCGGCTGAAAAAGACTTGTTGGAAAAGCACGGCATCCCAGATGAGGCAAATTTAGCGTTGATTTTGCCGCATACTGTCATCCAGTTGACTAGCCAATAGCACCAAACTACCATGCCCGAGGGAGGCTCTATGTCGCATAAAGACGCCGCAGAATTCGTTGGTGTACTGCTCCATAGCAGCACGGCGGCTCATTATTTGCATTTGCAAACAGCCAGTTACGCCGCCCACAAAGCCCTCGGGCATTACTACGAGAACATCGTAGATTTGGCCGATAAGTACGCCGAGGCGTATCAGGGTCACTACGGGATCATCCCGCTAGATGATTACCCAGACGGGTTTAAGGTGCAGAAAGACGCTGCTGCGTACGCCGACAGCCTGCTGACGTTCGTGAAGGGCATCCGCACCGACCTGCCGAAAGACACCGACTTGCAGAACATCATTGACGAGATTGTGGGCGAGATCGCCTCCCTTTCGTACAAGCTGGAGCGTTTCAAGTAAATGGCCGCCGACCGCAGCCGCCTTGCCGCTGCCCTCGCTTACGAGGAAGAACGCCGCCGCAAATTGGCGCAGGCTACGGGTCAGCTAACCGACCGACAGCGCATGGAATTGGCGCTCGCTGACGAACAAAAACAGCGCCAGATGACAGGCGAAACCGCCCCGACCCTTGAGGGCGAGGTGCAACGTTTAACCGGCCTGCAACCGAACATGGAACGCAGCAACATTCTGCCGTTTTACAGCCAAGAAACCGGGCTGGTAGCGCCGCAATTCGTGTACGACGCAGCCAAAGCTTTTGTAGCCCCCGGCTATACCGCCCGAGGCGGGCAGGTTGATCCTGCCGAAGCAATGAATGTCGCGGCAAATGTCATGGGCGGCTCTATTGGCGGCTCGGCGCTGGCCCCCGTGGAAGGCGTTGTTGCTGGCATGGGCGCGTCACGCAAACCGACAAAGGTGATTTATGAAAGACGAGAAGAAGGCCCATTCCTCCGAATCCGAAAGGCAGAAACGGGTGGCGGCAGCGATCAGCAAACGCAAAGAGCTGTCAGCCCGACTGGAAAAGCTCCGCAACGGACGACCCCGAGTGGAGCTGTCGGAGGACGAACTAGCGGCGCGGTGGCGCAACCTGATGCGCCATCGTCGGTTTCAAGACGACGTTTAACACCGGCACAGGTCGCTACCCAATACACCGAAGCTGAATTCGGAACGCCGTACAAACTGCCGAAAAACCCGCCAAGCAGCCTGCAAAAACAAGCGCCCATTGGCCGTATTTTCTTGGAAGCCACCAAAGAGTCGCCGCAATACAAAGCCGCTACGCTCAAATCGTATGAGCGCGTTATGCCGGACGTATTGCAAAAGGCCAAGGTTAAAAACTACGACGATTTGCTGGAAAAATCGTATCTCCAGCTTGCGAAAGAAGTTAAATCGCAATTTGATGCGCTGCCAATATCCATGTCCTATTTCCGGGGCGGTGAAGGCGCGTACAAAAGCAGCAAAGAGCTGTTTGAGGACATAGACAAGCGCGGGCATATGTTTGTCTATCGGGGTGGCGATCCGCACGACTTCCTCGGCCAGACCGACCCCGACACCGGCCTGTCTTACAACGAAATGTTTAGGGCCGTTCACGACTATTTCGGCCACGCTGTACACCGCAATCAATTTGGCCCGGTTGGCGAGGAAACCGCATGGGCGGCGCACAGCCAGATGTTCAGCCCGCTGGCCCGCATCGCCATGAGCAGCGAAACCCGAGGGCAAAACAGCCTCGTCAATTACTCGCCGCTTAACGCAGAGTTGAAGTCGCAGATTTTAGATGCCGAAAAAGACATCGCGGAAGCCGAGCGATATGGCTATGGCGCAGATGTCATCAAAGAGCTGCGCCAGAACCGGCAAGAATTGTTTAACGACTTTCAGTACGCCCCGCAGAAGTCGGTGGTGTTGCCTGCCGAAATGCTCCAGATTGACTACATGGGGGCCACGCCAGCCGGGTTTGAAGGGTTAATATTGCCTGACCCCGGCACCGCTACCTCGTTGCCGTTGACGCATTACAGCCAAAGCGCCTCGCTTACGCAGACCGATCCGACCCGATATGGCACCGGCATCAAAGGACAGGAAGCAGCCCGATTGCGCCAAGCGCCAGATGTGCGCGAGCGCACCTATTTCTACACCGGCAAACCCGGATCGGTACGCCCAGAGGCAGGGTTAGGCTCTAACGTCTACACCGCGCAGGGCGAGAACCTCTACAACATGAGGCGTGATCCAGCCAAGCTCGGTGTGCTGGCTGATGTGGTCAATACCACCTCACCACTTGCTCGCATGAACCCCGGCAGCATTGATGACTTCCAACGCGCCAACGACTTTGAGCGCCTAATGCGAACTTATGGCTACAGCGGGTATTTCAGCCCCGAAGCCAAGGTCGCTACGGTGTTTGAACCCATAAATGTGCGACTCGCCAAGGCGTTGAGACGCTGACTCTTTAATTATTGTTTCATTTGTGCATAAATAAGCTCTATGCCAAGACCTAAAGGATCGCCCAACAAGGCAACCGCAGAGGCCAGAGAGGCAATAGCCCGTCTTGTGGACGGCAATGCTCATCGTCTCAACATCTGGCTTGATGAAATTTACGAGACAAAAGGCGCAGAAGCCGCATGGCGCTGCATGATGGATGTCATTGAATACCATGTGCCGAAGCTCGCCCGACACGAACACACGGGCAACAACGGCGACAAGATCAAGGTAGAAGTGACATGGATGGCTCCCGAGTAGTTATCCCCTATCGCCCTCGCAAGGCGTTCATGCCGTTCCACAACCGGACGCAGCGGTGGGCTTGCCTAGTCGCCCATCGTCGCGCAGGCAAAACAGTCGCAGCCGTCAACGACATCATCCGAGCCGCCATCACTTATCAAGGGGATCGGGGGCTGTTTGCCTACATCGCCCCCTACCGCTCCCAGAGCAAGGCTGTGGCATGGCAATACTTCCTAGAGTTCGCAGAGCCAATCATCCAAAGCAAGAACGAACAGGAATTGCTCATCACCCTGATGAACGGCAGCCAGATACGCCTCTACGGTGCCGACAACGCTGACGCAATGCGCGGCTTGGGCTTCTCGGGCGTGTACATGGACGAATACGGTGACTTTAAGCCGAGCGTATTTGGGAACGTCATACGCCCTGCCCTGTCAGACAAGCAGGGGTGGGCGGTGTTTGGTGGTACACCCAAAGGCAAGAACCAGTTTTGGGACATTTACGAAACCGCCACTCGTCTCCCTAGCGAGTGGTTCCTGTTGCGCCTGCCCGCCACATCCAGCGGGATTCTCCCGGCGACAGAGTTAGCCGCCGCCAGAGCGCAGTTGGCCGAGGATCAGTACCTACAGGAGTACGAGACTTCATTTGAAGCCGCAATCCTCGGCGCTTTTTTTGGCAAGGAAATGCGAGAGGCAGAGCAGCAGGGTCGCATCTGCCAAGTGCCATATGACACCAATTACCCTGTGTACACCGCGTGGGACTTGGGTTATCGGGACGACACCGCCATTTGGTTCTACCAAATTGGGCGCGGGGAAATCCGCGTCATAGACTTCCACGCTGTCTCTGGCGCTGACATATACGACATTGCAGACACCGTGATGTCAAAGCCGTACCGCTACGCTCGCCACTACTTGCCACATGACGCCCGCGCTAAGAGCTTGCAGACGGGCAAGAGCATTATTGAGCAGCTGGCTACGCATCTAGATGTCGCCAAACTTGCTGTCGTTCCCGACATTGGCGTACAGAGCGGCATACAGGCTGTGCGTATGATTCTGCCGCGTGTGTGGTTTGACGGCGAGAAGTGCCGCGAGGGCATTGAGGCATTGCGTCAGTATCAACGCGAGTACGACGAAGATAAGAAAGCCTATCGCCAATCACCGCGCCACGATTGGACTAGCCACCCTAGTGACGCTTTCCGAATGCTTGCGGTATCATACGCAGAACAGGCTGACAAGACCCCGACCCTTGAGCCTAAACCGCTGATCGTCGGGCCAGAGAACACAGTAACTCTTAACGATATGTGGGCGGTTCACGACCGCCAAGGCTCTCGGAGGGCAAGGATATGACCGCGATTAGTCCGACTCGGAACAATTACGTTGCCATTGCCGCGACGAGCAGCAGCACGTTTGGCACCGTTGGCGCGTACCTGCACAGCGTTGTTGTCAACGTGCAGACCAACACAGAAGCCACCTGCATCGTCAGCGATAACGGCGTCACCCTCGTCAGCATCCCGGCCACGCAGGCCGCTGGCGTGTATGTGATCCCGTTGGAAGTTGGCACCAAGGGGCGCATCACCGCGACCTGCTCGGGTAACTCCAACTGCCGCGTTGTCGGCTTGTTCAGCGATTACGTATGAGTCGTAACGAGAGGAAAGCCTGATGGACGTATTGGTACAGCCGGAACTGAACAAGTACCTCCGCATCATCGGGCAGTACGACAACGAGTTTGCCAAGTGGACAGCGCGTACCAAGAAGATCATCAAGCGTTACCGCGACGATACCCGTGGGCAGACGCTGACCGAATCGGCCAAATTCAATATCCTCTGGTCAAACGTGCAGACGCTACGCCCTGCCGTGTACGCCAAACTCCCGAAGGCTGACATTGGCCGCCGTTTTGGTGACAACGACCCCGTTGGCCGCGTGGCAGGACAACTGCTAGAACGCGCCATTGATTTTGAAATTGAGCATTACCCCGATTACCGCTCAACCATGTCTTACTGCGTAGAGGATCGGTTCCTCGGTGGACGCGGCACGGCATGGGTACGTTACGAACCGCACACCGCCCCCATCGGCATTGAGGATGACGGCGTATCGGTTACCGGCGACATTGAGCAGGGCGACGGCGCACCGCCGCAGATGGAGCGCATAGAGTACGAATGCGCCCCGGTGGATTACGTTCATTGGCGTGACTTTGGTCACAGCACCGCCCGCACTTGGGAAGAAGTCGGACAGGTATGGCGCTGGGTTTACATGACCCGCGAGGCGCTCGTAGAGCGGTTTGGCGAGGAAATGGCGGCCAAGATACCGCTAGACCAAGGCCCAGAACCGCTGAACGCTTACAACGAGAACAAGCGCCTTTATAACCGCGCAAAGATTTGTGAACTGTGGGACAAGGAAACCCAAAAGGTTTACTGGTTCTCCAAGGGTATGCCGCAGATCATTGATGTGCGTGACGACCCGCTCGGCCTTGAGGGTTTCTACCCCTGCCCGCGCCCGCTGTACGCCACCACGACTAGCGACACGCTCGTACCCGTTCCTGACTTTGTGCTGTACCAAGATCAGGCGATGGAGTTGGACATCCTCTCCGACCGCATTGACGGCTTGGTGAAATCGCTGCGTGTGCGTGGCGTATACGACGCCAGCCAGCCT